TTGTTGTTATCATCAACCGTAGAAAAAGGTCGTTCTGCAAATGAGGCAAATCCGAAGAGCATTGGTTAACTCTCCAATGTTTCTATTCTAGATTTTAAACTATCGTTTTGTGCTTTTAATTCTTGAATTGCGTTAATCATATACCAAGTTAAATTACTTGGGTCGACTGATTTAACTCCTGTTGATTCTTCTTTTACAACATCTGGTAAAATTAATTCTATTTCTTGAGCAATAACTCCAATTTGTGTTCCTGTTTTATTTACATAAGCTGATTTTGGATTTTCAAAATCTGTTATTTCATCTTCAGTTCTATATTCAAAATTTTTAATTTGAATTTTATTAATTTTATCTAAACCAATATTATTATCAACAATGTTCTTTTTAATTCTTCTATCTGATGTTGTACTCCATGAAGATGAATTATTACCTTGATAAACTGCACCACTATTAGGACTTATAAAACCTGTATTAGCACCTTTTGAACTTGTTGCACCATTTGCAGTTGCTAAAACTATTTGGCAACCAAGGTCAACTGCTGAACCTGTAGTAGCAAAACCAATAAATATGTTTCGATTACCTGTAGTGTTATATTCTCCACCATAATTTCCTATTCCAATATTACCTTCACCTGTTGTGTTAGCTGCTAAAGAGTATTTTCCCATTGATGTATTACTTGCACCTGTTGTATTACATATCAGAGCATCTTTACCTATTGCTGTATTTCCAGCTGCAGTAGTTTTTCTTAATGCACATCTTCCAACTGCTGTGTTATCATTAGCTGTTATGTTAGCCATTAAACTAGAAACACCTACTGCTGTGTTTCTTGTTCCTGTTGTGTTAGCACATAAAGACAATTGACCTATTGCTGTATTACCAGATGCTGTGGTGTTAGCTGTTAAAGCATCTGTTCCCATTGCTACGTTATCTGCACCAGTAGTGTTTTTACATAAAGTACCATAACCTACTGCTACGTTGTTAGCACCAGTAGTGGTTGTACACATTGCATCTCTACCAACTGCAACATTGGCATTAGCTGTTGTATTAAATCTTAAAGCATTATTTCCAATTGCTACAAGACAAGAACCTGTAGTATTTGTATAAGCCGCACACCTCCCAACAGCTGTGTTATCTGAACTTGTTGTGTTTCTATTTAAAGCATTTACACCAACTGCTGTATGATTAGCACCTGTTGTGTTACACAACAAAGCACTAGTACCAACTGCTGTGTTACTAGCACCTGTAGTATTTTTAAACATACTATTAGCACCTACTGATGTATTATTAGAGGCTGTTGTATTATTTGCTAAAGCAGTGTCACCAATTCCTACATTTTGTTCTCCTGTAGTATTGTCTAACATAGATGAGTTACCAACTGCTACATTATTAGCTCCTGTTGTATTTGCTAACAAAGCACATGTACCTACTGCTGTATTTTCCGCACCTGTTGTGTTTGAACCAGCAGCTCTATATCCTACTGCTACATTATTTGAAGCTGTAGTATTAGTTTCTAAAGCACTATGACCAATAGCAGTATTACACCCGCCTGTTGTATTTGAATTTATAGAAGCAGAACCAATTCCTGTGTTTGCACCACCTGTAGTATTTTCACAACCAGCAAGTCTACCAAAAAAAGAATTTTCACCTCCTGTTGTATTATCTTTACCAGCTTGAAAACCAACTACTGTGTTTCTATCACCAGATGTTAATGCTGCTAAAACTCCTATACCAACACCAGTATTTGAATTAGCATCATTTAAAGTTCCTGTTGAGGAAGTACCTACTAATAAACTATTTGTAAAATTTGTGCCGGCTTGTTTAGCTAATAAATCTGAATTTAAAGTTACTGCACCAGATGTGCCACCACCAGATAAACCTGTACCGGCTACAACTGAACTAATATCTCCTGGTAGAGGAGAACCATTACCTTGTAATGTACCAACTAAATTTATAGTATCGCCAGACGCACCAATAGTAATCGTTGTGCCTGATTGTGGTTCTATTGCATCGACTTCTAATTTACTCATTAAATTACTACCAAAGTTCCTGTTATAATTTGTGTTCCTGTTATTGTTACGGGTCCTGCTAATACACCTGAATCTAAAGTTTGATCTTCATCTAAAGTTGAAGCATGTGTTACAACATAACCTGTTGCTGTCATTACTGGTGAAATAGTTCTTTTAGCTGGAATAGTACAAAATACATCTTTTGTTCCTGCACCAAAATTTACTAAATTATTAGAATTTGAAGATGATATTACGGTAGTTCTAGATAAAGTATCTGGACTAGCATCAGTAACCGTTCCTATACCTACTTCATAATCTCCTGCGGGAAGACTAATAGTATAATAAGTAGAGTTTGTAGTACCTATGCCTGCTACAAATCCTTGAAAACCATTTTCTACTCCTGCAAGATTTATAGTTCCTGTGCCCGTGCTAGTAGTGGTTTCTTTAACTCTATCATTAATGACAAAAGTCATAAATAATCCTTAAGCTATTCTTATTAAGCCAGCACTTGCATTTGCAGTAGGAAATTGTAATTCAAAAGTTCCATTAGTGGAAGTTTTAACTCCTCCAAAATCTAAAATTGCAATTGCTGAATTAGCATTATTAGCATTATATAAAAGTGCTGCTTGAGCAGAAATTGTTGCATTTGGAAATGTAACATTATCAGCATCAAAAATTGCAGTAGTTCCATCTACAGAAATTGCTACATTAGCTAGTGTGTTTCCACCAGTAGTATAGTTAGTATTGCTACTAGATACTTCATTACTTGCCGTGTATGCAGGTGTTGATGCATTTAGAGTTGCTGCATTTGAATACAAAGCACACTTTAAAGTGAGTGCTGCAAGGTTTCCACCAGGCGACATTAAGTCTTGTTTAAATACAGTAGCTATCGCTTGTGTTATTGCCATATTATTGTCCTCCAGTTAATGTGTTTGTACCAACAGGACTACCAGGAAATTTATAGTCGGTTCTTCTTCTTCTCCGAGCTTCATTATTAACGGTAGCAACTCTTGTATTATACAAATTTTGATATATAGTATAATCTTCCATGTTCTTTGTAAAGAGATTTGCTTCGGCTAAACAGCCATATAATAAAACATCTGGAATATTTTCAGTATACCAATTAGTAGTGTTAGTGTTAGATAAAGGATTAATTTTGCCTTGATATCCTAATTTAAGAACATAAGCTTGATTTGGTGTAGGTGCTAAATATACTCGATCATCATCAAAATTTGCAAAATATTTAGGTTGACCTTGAAGTGCTACATTAGGCCAATATTCTTGACAATAAGCTAAAGTTTTTAATTCTAAATAACTTGTTTCTGTACCAACAGTTATAGTTAAATAATTAAATAACATAGGTTCAATAGCTGTAGGAAGATTTACAAATCTATCTCCTACTATTGCAGTAGTAGTTACATTCTCATTGAATCCAATAGGATCTATATCTCTTGATAAACTAGAAAAAGTATTATCAATAAAAGTATCTAATTGTGCAGTAAAATCTGTTCCTGTATTTTCAGCCCAAACTTTAATATCATTTTGAAGACTGCTGTATGTCATTGCCATCTTTTTTTTCTACCTTTACTTTATCGTCAACTTTAAATTTAGTCCAAACATTTCCAGCAAATGGATAAGTTCCATAGTGCGTTAAAGGACTTCGAAGATCAGAATGTATTTTACCATCTATTTTTTGCCATAATCTACAAAAAGCATAATCCTCTGATAGATATCTATTACTTTTTTCATCAATAATACAGTCAAAAAATGCATAACAATTTTTACTTCCATACCTTTTATTATTAATAATTTGATCACTAGTATATTTAAGATTAGGATAAGATTTCATCATTTTGCGAAAAACTTCTTTTTTAATACACATAAATCCAGTTGCAGCATCCATTACTTCAGCAAAACCTTTTTCTACTATAATATTTTTAGGATCAGCAAAATTTAAATTATAACCTAGCACTCTTTGTTCTATGTGTTTATTACTTTTTTTAAATAATTTTGGTAAACTTTCCCAATCAATAGATTTTCTAGGATATACTCCACAAGCTATATCATAACCTGATTGTAATATTCTTGTTACAGCTTCTCCATTAAATCCAATATCAGCATCAATAAACATTAAATGAGTAAAAGCATTAGAATCTTTATCATCTTCATCTAAAAATTGACTTACTAAAGTATTTCTAGCTCTAGTAATTAAACTTTCATTTCCCATTGTGTTTAGATGAACTGTATAATTATTTTTAGCAGCCGATTGAGTTACACTCATTATTCCATGTAAATATGCTTCTGTAAGTAAGCCGCCATAACAAGGTGTTGCGATCATAACACTTAATTTTTTTTTTTTTATCATGTTACAACAGTAACACTTCCTAAGCTTACCTGTAACAAATTTGTGTTGTTTGTATACCAAGAAATTGGAATAGTTGCAACTCCAACATAAACAGATTGACCTGATGTATTTTCAAATCCAGGTAAAGCAGTTACTTGATTAGGAACACCGCCTGTTTGAGAGCCTGGTAATCCTCCACCAGTTCTTGCAGCCTCTGTTGCACTTATACTAGCTTGTGGTCTAGCATTTTGTAAAGTTTGTGCATCAGTAAAATAAGTTAAATCTAATTGAGGTTGTTTAGGTTCCCATTCTGAAGTATGAACAAACATACCA